GAGATCTGCTCTTGTTCTATCTGCTTCTGCTCTAGATACAATAAGCTCTCTCTCGGCTTTAGTAGCCTTAGCTCTTAGATCAGCTATTCTACCTGCTATAATTGCATCTTTTTCTAGTTCCTTTCCAAATTCTTTAATTTTTTCTGAAGCATTTTCAACGCCAGTTGCGATCTGTAAAAAGGCATCTGAAGCTATAGTTCCTGCTTCTTTAAAATTACCTTTAAAAACTTCGTTTAAAGCCTTTGCTAAATTTGGTATCAAAAGCAAGACTCCTTCTAATCTTTTAAATAAACTCCTTAAAGGAATCAATAATAATTCGAAAGGATTTTCTATTATTTTTTCCCCTAAGATTGCTAGCTGATCTGTAACATTATTTACTACTGATCCTATTATTCCCATTAACTTAGCAAACTTGTCTTGCCCTGCTTCTGATTTTTTAAAAGCTTGAACTACTGATCCTATTAGAATAGCTAAAGCACCTATGCCAGTACCTATAATAGCACCTTTTAAAGTAACAAAGCCTTTAGATACTTTTAAAACACTTTCTTTAAAGGTTTTAAATTTAGAAATAGCACCACCTGTCATGTCGTCTAATTCCTCAGACATATTAGAAACAGATTCAGTAGTTTTATTAGATTCTTCGTTAGTTATTCTTAATTCTGAATTAACCTTAGCTAAATTAGACTCGGCTGCATCTACATCTGCTTGTACTTCTATTTTTACTATTTCACTCATATTTTATATCTTAATAATTTAAATCCTTCTTTGATAGATTCTGGCATTTTGTTTTTGCCAAGAGCTAAATTTATTAGCTCACTTTTTATTCCATTTGTTTTAGCGATTTCTAAATGTGCTATTATGTTTTTTATCATATTCCAATACTTAGATCGACTGTATCAATGGTTACATTAGTAGAGTCAATAGTTACAAAGGCCTTGTCTATAGTTGTAGCTAATTCGTTATCGTTATCTATAACCGATAGATCAGAAACTACATTAATCAGCTCTAATGAAGACAAGCTAGTCTCGAAATTTGTAGTGATCTTGTTTATCTTATAGACATTATCAAAAATTATAAGTTTGTCCTGGAGTTTTAAATTTAGAATTATACTAATAGGCAAATAAGCTTTAACTTTTGTAAGTCTTCTTTTAAGATCAAATGTTTCTAGTATGTAATTCTTGTAATACTGGTCAAATAGTGTTTTATTAAATACAGTTCCAGTATATTCATTAAACTCAGCAAAGAAGTTAATATTCTTAGAGTCTGTTATTGCAGTAGAATTACTTGGAATGTAATAATTAGAAACTGAGGTTTGTGTAGCTGTATCTGATAATACTGCAATATTGTCTCCACTATTTTTTATAGGATAAAACAGTAGAGGTAAACCTATTGTACTTTCTTGATCTTTATTTACTGACCAGCCAAATTGTGCAGAAGTAGCTGTAGATCCATTATATAACCTTTCGTATTTTTGATGTTCGAAAGGAAGCTCTACTTCATAAGTGCCACCATCATACTTAGCACCTGCATTATATTTTTCTGATCCCCATTCTTTGTAGAATCTTTGTAAATGATCTTCTGCAAAAAATGTTTCTAGGCCAGAATATTTAAAATCAATCTCTTTGTAAGGTAGTAAACTTTCTATTTGACTAGATCGTTTGTCAAGATGCTCTGTAATGTCATAACTTGCTGTACTGCTTGAATAAAAAGTATCAAGTGGAGTAACTATTATTTCTTCTGTTAATTCATCGAAATAAGCAGTCAAATTAAACATCTTAAATAATCCTGTTAAGAACTCTAGTACACCTATGTCTGGAACTTGATCCCCAGTAATAAAATTAAAATCAGCAGCAACAGAGCAAGATCCTGCAAATGAGATTACATCCTTTTCTGTTTGGCCTCTGAATCTTTTCACAATGCTTTTAACTGTATAAGCAGTTGCACTACCAGAGCTTATATTATAATAGAAAGTACCTGCTCCAATATCATCCATAGTATCATAATTAAATACTACTTGATTTCCAGACAAACCGAGCTGACTAAAAAACAACTCGCCATTTCTAAAGATGAAAAAGTCGTAATCTGTAGAGGTTGTTTCTACTTCTATTTTTAGCTTGTAGTCTTTAATTTGTGCTTGACTACCTAATGAGAAATGATCTCCAGAAAAGGTTAAGCCATTTATAGCAGTTGCTCCTACAGTAGCTCCTGTTGGAACTTGACTTGATACCCTTGCACTACTTGTCTCTCCATCTGCTTTTACATTGCCTTTTTTCTTGTGTAGCCACATATAAAGATTATAATAAGGCTCATTAGTACTTACAAAAAAGTCATTGCTGAATTTAATACTTTTACTTACATCATTAGGCCTGTTTTCTTTGTTATAAAAGTTTTCTATAGCCTTTATAATTACATGCACTCTTAAAGCTGGTTTTAACTGCTCATACAAAACACCATGTACATTACTTCCTACATGCAGATTAAAAGATCCTGCTGTATTTTCACTTGAGCTGTAGTACAATCTATCTGTATGAGTTATTAGAGGAACAATTAGAGCATCATCTACCTTTTCTCCAATATATATATCCTTGCCATCTTGCAAGTATGCAATAACATTTGTAGCATTATAAGAAAACTGTAGCTCACTTGTAGAAAGCAAGTCTAGTACACTTAGTTTATCATCCCCTATAACGTCTTTTAGATCTACTGTATTTCCATAAAAAGTAATCTTGTATGTTTTTCCTTTATTGTTATTTAGATCTGCACTCTCGAGCTTTATTTTGCCTTTTTTAAATAGCTTATAATTCAGATGTAGTTCTGCTTCTTTTTTAGTTCTTGCATCAAAGCCATCTATTGAGGAATTATAAAAATGTTTAAAAATTTTGTTGTTAGTTTTGCTTGCAGGAACTGAGAAAGTTCTACTGAAATCAGCAAAGATTTTAGCTATATCTAAAACATCCTGGATAGATTGTGTAAGAGTTACACTCTCGTCTTTAAAAAGTTCTACTTGCTCTCCTTCTATATATAGCTGTAGGCCTATCATTTATCTTACATTGTTTATTTTGTCAAAAGCAAAATCAAAATCTACAGTATGATTAATTACTCTGTCATTAAGCGAGGTTTTAAATACAAAGGATTTGTTCTTGGGGATTACTGGTAGTGTTTTGCTGTCAATTCTAAGCCAGACATTTTCACTTAAAAATAGTTCCTCTATAGCTGAGTTAAAGTTTTCTACTACATAGCCAGTATTTAATGTTATTGAACTACTAGCATTTAGATTGTATCTCTCTTTTTGGCCTTCATTAGTGCCATAAGTTACAGTAGAAGCATCAATTATATTTCTGTTGAAAGTAGTATCGGTTACTTGAAATCTCTCTGTAGATTTTTTAAAGAAATACACATCTTGGAAAGCTCCAAACTTATTTACAAAAGTGCATTTAATAGGTGTGTACTTTGGCTCACATACCTGGTTTACAGTTATCGTTTTTCTTAACGTAGTATCGTCTGTATCATAAATCTTAACCTCTGTAGCATTAGCTGTAACTGTTATGTATTGTATTTTTTGATTGGTATTGCCACTATCTGTAACTTGAGTTGTAGTGCTATCTACTATAAATTTTCCAACACCCTCTGCAAAGATTGGGATTTTACCTGCTGTACTTTCTGGTAAATAGATATTGTCAGTTGTTATAAGTGCATTTGTAGAAAGGCTAGGATTTATTCCTTCTTCAAATTCACCATAACCATCTAAAGCTAAATAGGTAAATACTTGTGGGCTGTTTTGCGAATACTCTGTATCTGTACTATCAAAGTATTGAACAGAAGCAGATGCCCATACTGTATAACTAATATAATCGTCATTAAAATTAATTGCTATATAATCTCTAACAAGCTCTGCTATTTCTACTAGTATATTTGTTCTTGTAGAAATGATTTCTCTCTCTAAGGTGTACTTTAAATCACTTGAAGTATAACTTCCAGAAGTTCCTGTATATATGTATAATTTTACTACTACTCTTTTTAATGCCATAATTTAAAATTGTATTTCACCAGCTCCAGAAGTATCGTCTGAAGTAGCACATGTTTTTTTATAAAATTCCGTTACAGTTCCTGAGTTGTTAATCTTCACTACATCAAAAGTTAGTCCTGGGCCAGCTAAAGGATTTTGTGTTACTGTTGAAATCGCATAAAACAAATCGCCACCTTGAAACTTTGATCCACCTACATTACAGAGTATTTTACCAATAAGTGAGCTTCCTATTCCAGCTTGTGTCGAATTTATAATTGTAGTCGCAGGGAATGTGCTATCGCAAAACTCAGATATTGCAGAAACTCCTTCTGTCCTTTTTAGCTCATGTGTGCCACATGGATTTAAAGCTGCTTCTTGATTAATTGTTATATCACAGCTTTTAGATCCTGTATTAGAATAACCACTAGGTATAGTTGAAACTACAGTTAGTGTTCTAGGTATTGTAGAAGTTGTAGTGTTTTCTGCATAATTAGAAGTATAACTTACTATTGCTAGATCTACATCTGCTAGAGTTACATTACCTTTTATTACTGATCCATCTGTTAATATTCTGAAGTTACTAAATTGTAAGTATTCTAAATTGCTTCCAGACTCACTAGGACAAGCTGCTGCTTTTTGACCAGTTCCATCTTGAGAAACACCTATTTCACATTCTATTGTAGCTCCTGCATTGTCAAATCCGTTAGGCACTTCAATATCATAAAATAGTTGTACAGTTTGAGCATTAGCACTACTATTAGCAGCTACACTTGTAATTGCTCCACCACCACTAGAAGACATCTGTTTTGTAATTGTTCCTAAAGCATTAGGAGCTGTAATTGTAGTTCCATCTTGTGATATATGGCCACCTGTTAAAATGCTTTCACCATCTAAAGTACATCCTAGAGTAACACACCCTGTTATAGTTATCTGCACATCTTGAGTGGCTACACAAGTACTTGAGTTTTGAAATGCTTCAACTCTTATCTTTTTAGTTCCACAAGTGCCAAGAGCAGAAAGTACTAGATTGTTTCCGTCAATACTTGCAGTTACAAAGGAAGTGTGATTATTAATAACTCTATATCCTGCAATGGCTGCTCCTGATCCTGCTGTAAATTTTGTATTTACTGCTACAGTTGCAGTTCCAGTTGTATTTGCTAAACTTTGGTTTGCTATAGCTCCAGTAGTTCCAGGACAAAACGAGCTAGGATCTGCTGCTGCAGGTTGCTGACTAAAACTAACTACACAAGGAATAGTGCCTACATTTGTATTAGTAAATCCAGAAGGGATCTGGATTGTAAGTGTTAAGTTTCTAGTAGCAGGAGAGCCAGAGGATGCTATTGCTGCAAAGTTCTCATCACTTTGAGCAACTATAGTTCCTTTTGTTAGAGTTGGTAGTGTTATCGTTCCATTACTATCGACAACAAAACCAGTTGCACCTGCTGTAGTACAAGTGAATGTTTCAGTTGCTTGAGTCGGCTCTGTTAAGCTAAGATAAAATGGACTTCTTGCATTAAGTTTTGTACTCATGAAATTGTATATTTTTTAAAAGATTCTTTTGTATCTAGTGCAAAGCCTTCGATAACTTCTTTAGGCAATTTCTCGTATGCCATATCAAACGATTTTGTATAAAAGTGTTTTGCTGGGATTCCTTTTTGATAAATACTTTTGCTAATTATATAGCTCATAGTTTTATAAGACATAAACTGGCCTGCTCTTGGATTCTTTTTTTCCTTTCCATTTTTGTCTTTAATAAATCGAGGTTGACTAAACTGAAACTTCTTCTCATTTAACCATTCTTCAATAGGCTCAACAGGGGGTTGTTTACTTCTAAATGAAAAAGGAGAGTTTTTATTTATTATGTAATTTGATTTTGTTCCTTTAACACCTAAGTCCTGGAATTTTGCATAGTCTAAATTCTTCATGAACGGAAACTTAATAGAAATTCTATTAGGCATCTTTTTAAATTTATATTCAATAGACTTGTACAGTTTACTTTGTCTAATGTTTTTTGCAGACTGTTTTTCTGACTTTATTAATCTAGATCTAGATTGATTTACAACAAACTTTCCAAAAGCTTCCATAGCTTTTACAGTCTCGCTAAATAACATTTTAAAATCACTCATTAGCACTTAGTCATAGTGTTAAATACATTTACAGTAAAATCACAAGAGATTCCACCTAAGTTGTTTTCAAACCTTTCTAGAAAAGGTGTACAGGAAAAACTAGAGGCCAGTTCGTATGTGTCTTTGTAATCTGGGGTTTTTGATATTAGAGCATGTAATCTAGCTGCGACATTAGTCATGTTGTTTAGTACATCCATTTCATTATTATTTCCTCTTATATCGCTTACAGGATCTGTTTTAGAAAAGTCAACAATGTCTGCAAAAAGGATGCTTACAGACAAACCTATAAATCTAGTTTGTACATCTATGCTTTGTATGTTAATATGAGCTAGGGGAAATATGGTCATCTTATCAAGATCTACAGAATGTATATCTCCTTGTGTTACTGTATTTATAAAAGGCTCTGCAATTAAACTGGCCTGTATATCATCTATTGCTTTAAAGTATGTATTCATAATGTTTTAACAAATATTGGAGTTTGTGCTTCTGCATCTTCTATCTTTTCAGAAGTGAAATCTTCTAGCCATTTTAAAGCTTCGTTAAAGTCTAAGGTTGGATCTGCTTTTATAACACAATCCAAAGCTTTCCAAAAATCATAGATAGCTACTTTAGGCTCAGAGGCACTAATGCCTATCAAGGCCTTTTCAAATCCATCAGACAATATGATTTCTTCATCGTCATTTAATAATCGTCTTTCGTACAAACTATCTATGAGAACTTCTTTGCTTTGCATTTCTTATCATTTTAGATTCTAATTCGTTTTTTTCTTTTGTAAAGCTTAACCAGGTCAAACAAGTACCTAAGCTTAAATTTTCTATTTCTTCGTATTTAGTTGGATCTGATCCAGAAAGCGAATACAATGCATTATACCATCCATACTTTTCTGAGAATTGATGTCCTGCTGAATATTTGTCCTCTTGATTTGATCCATCGAAGAGACTAGGGTATGTTTCATGAGTTGACTGTTTAAATTCAACAAAAAAAAAACTGCTCCAAGAGCTACATCTAGAGGCATCTCTGACATAGATGTTTCCTTGCCTGTATAATCTTTTATTAAATAGTTATTTTTAAAACTACTTTTAACAGGCCTAAACAAAACTGCTAAAGCTTTATCCATTTGTTCCCAGTCATTTGCATACGTATCAAGATCTACAAACTCTCCAAAACTCATATCCGATAGATCTGGAATGATACCATATTCGACTCCATTCATAACAAACCTTTGTCTAAGCTTTGGTTTTCTATTTAACATATCAAGCAGAATCTCTACTACTTTTATAATCGAACTATATTTAAAAAAATTAACTTGATCCAAAGGAACATTACAAAAGATCTCAATCATCTTCTTTTGCATAAAGTCTTCGTCTGGCTCTTTAGCAAGTATCTTTGTGAACTTTTGATACTGGCCTAGAGTTAATTCAGATAATTTATTCGGCACTTTTAATTTAATTTTAGTCATAATGTTATAGTATATAAACGTATGGGATATGCCATGTAGTTCTACAAATTTTAAATAATATGATATTGACCTACATTTGGATTCTTTAATTGATAGCTTACTGCATATCTTAAAGCATCTATAGCATGGTTGTATTTATCTATTGGTGTCTTTGATTTCTTTTCTAGCCAACTATAATTATTCAGCTCTTTTACAAGTGGAACACTTTCTTCTCCATCATCAATCACTAGATCATAGTCTTGCAGTAATGCTATTCCGTATGTAATTGATCCAGCTCCTTTAATTGCTGGTTTTATATTACAGGTATTTTTTAACTCATTGATAAGTCTTGGCTCGGCACTATCTCCAATTATTAAAGAATCTCCTGCATGTTTTTTATTTAAATCTCTTATTTGCGAAGTAGTAAGGCCTGGTAAATAAAAACAGCATTTTAAATATATTATTTTATTGTTCTGATCTATAGAAGTTTTTACCAGTGTAGATGGATCATTTGAAAATCCGTAATCTTGACCATAAACAGCAGGAGATACTTCCTTATATTTACCTAGCTTCCAATTAGTGAATATTACACCTTCAGCTTTTTCTAGCCATGCCCCTTCTATGACAGCTTTGTATCTTTGAGGCCTTCTCTTTTTCATTTGCTCAATTTGCTGTATGTAACTCTCTGATAGATTTGTTAAGTTATCTAAGTAGGTAGTATGTATGTAAGTAGTATCTCCTTTTGTTATATTGCTTCCAGCCTGGACTCCTTTGTCCTGGTAAAATCTTTGATAGATAAAATGCTCTTTTGTAGATGGATTTAAGATGAGAATAACTCTGTTTTGTTTTTGTTTTTCTCTAACGGATAGATCTATTTTATCAAATGACTCTTGATCTATTTCTTCTGCTTCTTCCATGATCCAAGTTGTAACACCTTGCAGAGATTTAAGATTTGCTGTTTGATCTCCAGAGCTGGTCTTAATACCTCTAAATAGTATTTTAGATCCATTTACTTTATTTATGATTTCATCTCTTGTAATCTTGTATAAAGCATCAAGGCCAAGCATTTCTATTTTCTCTTTAAATTCTGGAATAATAGATATACTAGCAGATCTTAATGTATATCTAGTGAAAAGTACAGTATGGCCTTTTTCTTCATGGATCATACCTAGAACAAACATTCCAGTAAAGAATGATTTACCAGACCCTCGACCACCAGTTAATATTGTATATCTGCTGTCGTTCCAAAAGGGTTTGTATTTTTTACTAAAGGCTAGTTTCATAATCCACATAATCCAGAATCACACTCGCTAAAATCATAATCAAATAATTCTAATTGTTTGTTCCATTTTTTTATATCATTAAATGATAAATTTTTGTCTTTATACCAAACATCCTTTTGATGTTTTATTCTTTCTTTCGAAGCAAACCAATTTAATTTGTTTTCATGTCTGTTCCACATGTGTCTTATTAATAATGGGTTTTTATGAAAACATCCTACACAATTATTAATCCATGCAAATCTTACTGCTTTATTATTCCAGAATTTATTTATTTTGTCTTTGTGTATATTATCTTGTATTAAAGGATAAGCTGGTTTTTGCCATTCTATCATACCCCATTTATTTCTAGTTTTTCTTTTACCTACTATAGCTTTCATTTCTAAAAAACCTCTTGCATTTGTTTTTTTTGTTGTTCTTTTTGCTCTTTTTGTTTCGTTTGCTCTAAAGCCTAATCTAAACTCACATGGAATATTTATTTCTTTTCTCCACCAGTTAAATATTGGCTCTAGCTTCATTTGTGTAGTGCAATATCTTCTTAATGGATCTGGTAAAGTTCCTGCACTATCTAGAACCTTATCAAATGTTTCTCCTGTAACCCAAGATATTTTTTTACCTATGTACTGCTCTAAATCTAAAATTGTGTATATAATTATATCGTCTTCTGCTGTAGCTATAAAAGGTGCTTGTATTCTATCTTCTACTTCTTGCCTTATTTTCTTGTCAGGAAATTTAGATTGTTTGTGTTCAATTCTTACAAGTGAAAACACATTATAATCAGCAGGATAATTAGCTGCTATGTAGGCACTTGTTTTGCCACCAGAGACAGTATTAACAGATAGCATCATTTCTCAAAGTTGAAAAGCTCTCTAAAGTTTATAGAAGGAACATCTGCATTTACATCTACAGTTTCTTTGGCTTGGCCATAACTAGAATCCATTAAAGCTTTATAGGCATTAACGTCTCCTTGTCTCATTTTTTTTACAAGTGCAAGTGTTCCCATATCTTCTTGACTCATAGTTTCTTCTTCTCCAGTTAAAGGGTTTACATTTTTACTTGTAGCCTCTAGCCATTTCCTAGCTATAGTAGATCTGTTTTTAGATCCCTTTGGCCTTCCTTTTCCGAATTTGTTTCCTTTTTCGAATGGTATTAAGTTATCTTCTCTGTTTGCCATTATTTCTTGTTATTTTCTTGTTATTTTAATCTGTTTGTTATCTCTGCATCTGGATAAGGCATTAAGCCACTATGATAACCAATCATGTGATTTATATATCTTCTATGATTATCTTTTTTTACATAAGTCAAAAGATCTACATAGTATCTTATTAATTGTTTTTTACTTAATGATTTCGGTTCTTTTTCTAATTCAGTCATGATATATTGTTAAGCACAAATCAATACAGAAGGGTAAATACAATACATAGTCTGTACAGTTTGTTTGTTCATAATTTCTAAAGCCTATTAAAAAGCCTGGATATAATCCTACATGCAATTCCCAGTTATTTTCCACAGATCTCACATTTTGGCTCTGATCTATATGGATCAAAGTCTAGATTATTATCAAAGACATGATTGGGAAGTTTAAAATCAAATCTTTCTAATTCTTCAAGATCCCATTCATTCGCAATCATATTCATATCCCAGTCTCCAGAGCTTACGTTATCTTTTATCATAAACTCCTTTTGTTTTTTTTCAGACCAGTTTACTATTTCTATATAGGTTTCTTTTATTTGTAACTGTCTTAGAGCAGTTAGTCTTTGATTGCCACCAATTACCTGCATATCTTTATTGACTACTAAAGGCCTTGCTTCTAACATCTCTGGAAAGGTTTTAATTGATTCTAAGAGCTTTTCATATCGTTTACCTTTAATTACTCTAGGATTATCTTTATGTTTTGTTAGATTCGATATTTTCTCAAGCTTCTTCATACTTCAAAAATTCTTTTTTTAATTTGTTTAACATATCTCCAAGACATCTACTACAGCTTGTAGGCTTTTCTTTTTTATTGAATACTCTATTACTAATCTCCAGGAGTCTATCTCTTTCGATATATGATTTAATTGTAGTGCCATTGTATTTGTCAAAAAAGCTTTTTAGAAAAGCATGTTCTTCTTCTGTAAGAGATCCTTTATATGGGAACCATTTATTAAGCAGCGATTGTCTTTTATCACATCCACAATCTGAATTAGTAGCATCAGCTATTGTATCTACGACTTTTTTAATACCTGTAGCTTTTGTGATCTTTGCAACTGTATCTCCAAGACCTTTACTTTTCATAGTATTGGGTTTTAAATTTTTGATTTATTTTAACCTTGCATCTTCTAACTGTTCTATAAATTGTAGCTTGACTAATTTTTGTAGCCTCAGACATTTTAGTTCTATGCTGTTTAAATTCATATCTATATAAATTGTACAATCGTTTATCAAACCAGTAAAAGGTCTCTACATACTGATCTATCTTCTGCTGGATAGTAGGAGTGTTTTCTAATTCTATTTCTTTTGCAGCTTGTATCAATTTCTTTTTTTCGTTTTTTGTTAATTGGTAGTAATCAAAATGAACATACTTTTTTTCTTTACGAAGTAGATCTACATATTGATTTCTAACTATTGTATATATATTAAACGTACGACCATTGTAATACCGATCTAGAAATTTTAAAACTTTGTCTGGAGATTCTTCTACTTTTTGTAATTCTTCATATATTTTTATGTACAGATCTTGAGTTATATCCTGGTGATAAGTGCCTTTGACTGTAAAATATTTGTTTTCAATATCAAGGACATTTCTTTTTACTTGATTGTATTTACTAGCCATGAATAAAAATGCTTGTCTTCTTGTCATAGTTTTAGAATTTTTTTACCTACTGCTGCTACAACATCTACTGTAACTGCATTGCCACACATTTTGTATCGTTGAGTATCAGATATAGGGCCATTGATACCTAGTTGAGTCCAGTTATCTGGAAAGCCCTGGAGTCTTTCACATTCTATTGGAGTTAGTCTTCTAATTTTGTTAACTAGTGGTGGCATAGTGCTTACATCTGTTTGCGAATGTCTTCTAGCAGATAAGCAAGGAGAGTTTCCGTCTTTTCTTTTTCTAAAGCCTTCATCATTTCTATAGTCTCCTATCACATAATTATCTTTTTGAACAGAAGTGATTGTATTGGTATTGTCTTCTTTTTGTATTTCAAGCTGTTGTCCTTGATCTCTACCTCTTTGAGCTGCTATATAAGTGTCGTTAGATCCAGTTTTCATATAACCAGCTCTTATTGTTCGTGTATGTCTAGACGAGATACTTTTGTCTTGTTTTTTACTGTCGATGCTCGTTCCATTAAATACTTTGTTAATCTCTCCGATAGGAAATACTTGTCCTCTACTTTTTCCTGGAGCATATCCGACAAGGTAGATTCTCTCTCTATTTTGGGGTAAAAACCACTTTGTATTAAGCAGTTGCCATTCAATTCTATAACCCCCAATGTTGGCAAACGTTTGCAAGATTGCTGCAAAGTCTTGGCGATTATTGCTGGAGAACGTTCCTTTAACATTTTCCCAGATAAAAAA